GGGATGAGATTATTATTGTTTCTTTTTATACTTTATATGTTTGTGCTTTAATATATTTTGTTATGACAGCTCAGAATGAGACCGTTAATGTGCAGGAAAATTTGAAAGATAGAGTTATTAGACAATCTCAGAAATTAGATTTAGAATTTAGACCTCAATCTATTGTTGATGTGACTGTTAGAAAGTTTGTTAAATATGTTTTGATCACATCTGATGATCATTCCGATTTTTATACTCACGGTATTGTTAGCGGTAATCGTTTGTTGATTAATTCTCATGCTGTTTTTAAGAATCCCGTGGTTACTGTTTTTTCCTCTTATGATCACTTTCTGAATAACCATGCGGAAGTTGAGAGGAATGATATAAAATTGATTTCTAATTTTCCTTCGTGTGATTTGGCTGTTTTTGAATTTACTTATTTGCATTCCTTATATCCTACGTGTAAACCTTTGTTTAGATCTCGGGAGATTACTCCCCATTTGTTTTTATGTACTTCTTTTATGGAAATTCCTTTGATTTTTAATAAAAATGTTTTTAAGAATGATTCTATTGTTGAATATGCTCAGTATGGTAGTAAAACCACGTTTACCCATCCTAAAGATAGCGGTTTGATAACCCCTATTGAAGGAGACGGTTTATGTGGAAGTTTTGTTTGTAATTCTCATGGCGATATAATAGCTGTTCACTCAGCTGGCGACGGTACTAGAGGGTTTTGTGCGATACCCTCTGAAATTATAGGTAATGATATTAATAATTTGATGTGTTCTGTTAGAAATATGCAATTAGATATAGATGTTAAAATTCGACCAAATTTTTCTGGTACAAGATTAGTGTATGGTAAAGATGTCATTGAAACTCAATTTCCTTCTTTTAAGAGTTCTATTGTTCCTTCTATTTTACATGTTGATTCATGCAAAGAGATGGCTGAATTGATCCAACAATGTAACACTGAGATCCTTTCTGACGATTTCGTTCATAGCGAAATTGATAGGCGAGGCCCTCCTGTTATAGATAAACCTGTTAAAACCATCAAGGAAACTTCTTTAAAGACTTTTCAAAATCAAGGAACGGTTACGACTGCTGAATTGAATTTTATTAAGGATTGTATTAGATCTTTGATGCCGAAGGACACTTTTGACGATTTGGATGATTATACAACGGCTTTTGGAGACGAGATTTTTTCCTCTTTGAATAAAGAATCTTCTAATGGATATGGACATCCTGTTGGTAAGGATAAGTATTTTGATTTTGAGAACAAAGTTATTAGATCTGAATTTTTTGATGAATTTAACGCTTTTATTGATAGAATTAAATTAGGTGAATATGAATATAAGGATTTTCTTAGTAAAGAATGTTTTAAAGTTGACGAGTTACGTAATGAGAGTAAAAGATGTAAACCTAGAACCATCAGGGTTTTACCTGTTACTCACATTTGGTTAACTAAGAAGATTTTTGGTAAGCTAGCTCAGTATATTTCAGAACATAAACACGATAATGGTATTGGATTAGGATTTAACCCATTTAAGGATTTTGATATTTTGTATAAGAAATTGACTGATCCTAATATAGGAGTGACTGGAGATCTTGATGCTGCGAAGTGGGATGGATCTTTGGTTGCTAGAATTATGATTGCAATAATGGAAGTTATGTTTGAAAAGTATGACGGTAAGTTTAAATTTGCTAAGGATTTTTTGATTACGAGTATTGTTAGATCTTTTGTTATAGTTGCTGATGAATTGTTTGCCACAACCCACGGGTTACCGTCTGGTGTGTGGATTACTTTTTTGTTGAATAGTTTTTTTAATCGTGGTTTAGATGCTTTAGTTGTATTTCGTAACGTTCCTAACCCCACCGTTAGGCATTTTCTTTCAATTGTATCGTATGTTACTGGTGATGATAAAATTTTTGGTGTTCCAAAAGGTTTGTCTGAGTATGTTAATTTAATTTCGTATAGAGACGTTTCAGAGTCTTTGGGTATGACAGCTACTAATGGTGATAAATCTTCAATTACGAAGACGAGTCAACCAGTGGAAAAACTGACGTATTTGAAAAGACATATGAGATTTCACCCCGTTTTGAAAAGATATGTAGGCCCCCTTTCTATGAACACAATTCTCAATATGGCGCAATGGTGTGATGCTACTAAAGATACTTACGAAGCAATGAGTGGTAAAATTAGGGCATCTCAAATTGAAGCTTATTTACATTCTCCATCTTTTTTTTATCATCTTACTAAGGTATATGAAACAGCTGTAGGATCTCAATATTCTTTTTTTAATGAACAACAAGTTATTAATATTTTAAGTAGAGATGATGGTTA